GCAACGTCACGGAAGCTTGTAGCGCGACTGATACTGAATAACCGTTCAAGCCTTAAGGCAACAGCTGAAGGCTGATAACCAAGGCTCAGGAGGCGTTTAGCCTCCCGAACATGTTGGCCTTTGTTTTCATTGGAGCGTTTCACGGGCAAAGATTTTCATAGATTTCCCGTGCGTTTTCACCTAAATCTTCTGGCCCACTTAAAGCAGGACTGGGACGGAAACCAATCCTTTCAAGTTGAGCGAATTTTGCGTAAGTTTCAGAAGATTGTCCATCGTGCCAAAGCATTGCATAGACAAAATGAGCCTCGCAAATATCGAAGCGATCAAAGTACATAATGTTAGAAAGGGTCTGACCAGTTGTAGGTTTGGTGATTACTCACAATGCCGTCTTTGTTTAAGCCGTCAACATAATTGTTGAATGCTTCGCGCTTAGCAATGCTGTCACCTTTGTAGTTTGGCTGATCTGACAAGATGGCTTGCCATACGGTCTTGAATTCTTCCAAGACTTGTTGTTTAGTAGTCCGCACTGGTTTAGTGGTGGTTGTTGGAGCGGAAGCGGCCTGAACCGTTTCCTATTCCAATACTACAGGATAAAGGGCAATCATGCCGGCGCTAGCCTATAAACATTCATACAGTCTCTTATGTCCATTCATGGCCCTGATATATGGCTAACCTATGAAGAGATGGAGATTCTCTTAGAGTCCATTCATGTCTACTCTCGGACCGCTGATGGCAAGCGTTGTTCATCCGGGCAATGTGATTTCCTTCGAGATAAATTGTTGCTTCTCAAGCGAGATGGCTCAGCTCTGAGAATCTATCCATCGCGTTAGGTGGTGCGGTACAAGAAAAAACGCCCCCCTATACGGGAGGCTCATCCTGGAATTCTTCTACCTCATAAGGCTTAGGGAAGCTTCCGCCATTAGCTTGCAATTCTTCCCACAAATAGCGAGCGTGCTTTAAGCCCTCTGCTGTTGCTGGATCGTAACCGTTAAGCCGTGCAAGCTCTTCGAAGGTAATCATCATGCCTTTGGATCAATGCTTAGATTTAATTCGTTGAGAAGTCTGCCCGTGGTTGCATAAGGTCGGACCCAATCCCCAGATAATCGCCAGCAGTGAAAATCTGCTGACCAATACAAACAATCGGGCTTTTTTCCAACTGCTTTAAGTTGCGCTGGAGTTACTGGCGGAACGTATGGGTTCCGGTAGCTGTCTTTGAAATTGTTCATCTGTAAAGTACCTCACCATTGTAAAGAACCTCGCTAGTAACAAACGAGTCAGGGAACTTTCTTTGAAAATTTAAGATAGCTTCCCGAACCTGTCCGTTGTCGTTGGATTTGTAATCCCCTAAGTCTTGACGCTTAACGTAGGCTGGAAAATTAACGTCGGTAAACCTTCGGTAAACTCTCCAGCTAATAGTCAAAGGAAGACTGGGGGATCTGTAACCGTAACTCATAAGAAAAACCCGGCGATTAAGCCGGGGATGTTGGAACGAAACTAACAACATGCCAGCGCGGCTACGTTGTAGATTTCATCTATTGGGTGACTGTAACCTTTAAGGTCTGATTCTCTGTAAAAATATAAAGAACAGCCCCTAGGGTCTCCCTGATGGTAAATCTTGCCGCCGCATTCAGCGGCTAACGTCTGGGCTTCTTTAAGGTATCGTGCCTCACGATTAGCGATGACTGGACCCTTAACAGGACAGCCAAACTCATCGGGCCGATACCTTCTTGGAATCGTACAATCATCATCATCCCATTGAATGAATCCGTTGCATTCATCCTCTGCCCACTTATGCAAGTGCCGTTCAATCTGGCAAAGCCTTTGGAACGTTGCTGATGGTAGTTTGTTTTGCATGGTAAAAAAAGACCCCAGATCACTCTGAGGTCTTGAGAATAAACTGTTTTGAGGGATTGCATTTTCTGAGGTACCGTATCGCCTCGATTGCGTAATCGAGGGAAACATTTCCTAGATGCAAAATCCTTTCGTCTCGTGATTCTGTGACGCAAATAATGATCATTGCGTCACGTCCTCCAGTTTGTGAGAATACTCCGGACGGATCCTTGAAGCGTAAAAAAACAGCCTCTCGGCGTCTTTCTTGCTTCTAGGATGTCCGTAAGTTATCCAGCCGAGTCCCCCTGATTGGGGGATCCCGCGCCACACTTGAACGAGATAAGTCATTAGCGAATCACCCGGTTGTAAACCTGGGTTCCACTATGGCTTTGGAACGTTGCGCTATTAACAGCAACAATACAAAAAGCACCGGCTACCACGTAAGTAGCCAGCACTGATACAAACGTTCTCATGACTTAGCCTCTGCAGCGATTTCAGCGTCACGCTTTGCCTGACGTGCTTCGCGCTGTCTAATGTCATTAGTCATCAACTCGATCAGTTCTTCCTGTGTGGATTGACTGAGGGTTACGACTAAGTCCTTTAAAGCATCACGAAATGCACTATAGGGAAAGTCAATTTCAACGATGTCGCCGCTCTCGTCCGTAACACGGATTGAGCTGCTCCATAGCTGAATCGTTCCCCTCCGCACTTCGTGCTTGGTTACGTGCTTGGTTTCCATTGGTAAGAAAAGTGAGGTTAGCTTTTTAGGTTTGCTGAGAGCTGCCTTTGTGGGACGTGAAGCGCTGTGAACACTTGTCAGCTAAGCACGGGCTAACCCGTACTGCTGGCCGTGTGGAGCGATTCGCTCTCAGACTTTATTCAGTTGTCAAGGTTCAAAGCGCGGAGCTGTCACCTCCGCTTCTGTATTGTATCACAGCTAAGTGACACTTAGCAAGTGGCGGAGAATGTTAAGTCCTCCCCTCCCTTGCTGTTTTAATTATAACTTATCGAGTGCTACAGAGCAAGTAACATTACTACAATATCACATATCATTTGATACAAGGGGGTGGTGTAGCAAAAGCTACATGCCTATAGCAAGGGCCGGGTACCCTGCACATATATCCACTAAACAGTAATCGTGTGCTAAAAAAGCCCCCTTAAGTGGGGGCAGGGGTTGAGTTTGCTGGAGCGTCAGAGCTAGTCGTCTTTATTTTCGATAGAGATTTTAAGTTCAGGCGCTTGGATATTGACGGTTTCAACGGATTCACCAATCACTTTGCCAATTGAGTCAAGGACTTGGCTAGCGGTTTGGAGTTGACCTTTTTTAAGGGCTTGATGGAAGAGTTTGGTACGCATGTGCTGAAGGCGTGCGAGCATATTTTCGCGGTCAGCTTGCCAGTCTTCATCAACGATTTTTTTAACTTCAGCCCAATCACGCCAAGCGGTTTGGATAGAGACCTGTTCTTTTTCAGAGTGGTCATAAACGAGCGCAGTAGAGGACAAGCCATCTAATTGGCGCTTATAGAGGCGTCGAACGCGCCCTACTTTGGATTCTGTCTGTTCTGGCTGCATCAAATTCGACCTTGATTACTCGAATAATAACTTGCTGTGGAGCGTTGTGAACGGTTTAGGGGGTAGGGGTCAAAAAACTTGTGTAGTGTAATAGGCATGAGCAACAAAACAGAGCCTATTAACCTGAGATGGGCGCAGGGCCAAGTTTATTCAAGTGAAAATCGCTTCCGCGTATTGGTAGCAGGGCGTCGATTCGGCAAATCGTACTTATCTTGCGTTGAATTGGTGCGTGGAGCGATTGAGAAGCCAGGGGAGACATTTTTTTATTGTGCTCCAACGTATCGAATGGCAAAGGATATAGCGTGGCGAGCACTAAAGAAGCTGGTACCGAAGGTATGGATCCACAGTAAGAACGAGACGGACCTACGAATCGAGCTAATTAACGGATCAACGATCGAATTGAAGGGTACAGAGAACGCTATGGCATTAAGGGGCCGCAGTTTATCTGGAGTGGTATTAGACGAGGCAGCATTTATGGATGCGGAGGTATGGTTTGAGGTTATACGTCCTGCTTTAGCGGACAAAGAGGGCTGGGCATTATTTATTTCGACACCAGATGGGACAGCTAGTTGGTTTTATGACTTGTGGTGTTATGTGCCAGAGGACGAGACTGGAGATTGGCAACGATGGTGTTATACGACGATTGAGGGTGGCAACGTTAGTAAGCATGAGGTCGAAGCAGCGCGTGCCCAACTAGACAATCGAACATTCCGGCAAGAATTCGAGGCCAGCTTCGAGAATTTGACTGGTTTAGTGGCGGTGAGCTTTTCAGACGACAATATTTCAACAGAAGCCCGCGACATCTCAATTCAACCATTGCTATTGGGCGTTGATTTTAACGTTGATCC